AGGACTCTATCGCCCACTGGTTGAATCATTTTTTTCTCCTAAAAAGGTATATCGTCTACGGCGTGCTCTGCTGCAACCATACGACCTGTTGTTGTTGAGTAGCTAAGTTGTCCTGCTACACCTGTATCACCTGACCATCTGTTCTTAAGAATCCTTACGGTTGTGATGTTACTATTCTCTTCGTCTTGCTGGTTACGTTCTAAGCCAATTACAATGTCACTTAACTGTGCGATTGCAGCCGAACCTCGAAGCTGCGAGAGAGACGTTACCTGCCCTTCTTCGTGGCCCTTGTCACCGGCTGGTCGTCTTAAGTGTGACACGACAATCATACCAATGTTAAGTTCTTCTGCGAGTGAGCGTAAGTTAGTCATCATGTTATCAATGATACGTCTCTCGTCACCGCCTTCGATACCGGATACAACAATACTGATGTGATCTAATATGATATACTGGCATCCGCACCCTCGTGCTAGATACCTGATCTTCGCTAGTAAATTGTCTGATTCAGTAGAACCCCAGTGATCATAAATGAACACTCTACCTGTGCCTAGTGTTGCGTCAAACGCTTCACGTAGTTCCTCTGTAGGGACAGTCTCAAGATGTACTGGTTTATTTAAGTGTAAGGACATCAAGCCTTGCGCTGTGCGTTTGCTGGATTCCTCCAACGCAACATAGCCTATGGTAGCGCCTTCGTTCAAGAAGTGATATGCAAACTCACGAGTGAGCTGACTCTTACCTAAACCTGATCCTGCTGTTACTGTAACGATCTCACCTAAGCGACAACCACCAATCTTCTTATTAAGATCTTCGTAAGGGTAAGGGATGGTGCTCACATTCTTCTCTGTTGATACCTCTTCCCATAACTCGTCGCCGTTAATGATACCGTCCGGGGAATATTCTTTTGCATCCCAGAAGGCATTGATTAGCTCTGCGTGTCTCCGAGCTTGAATCATCTCTGAAGCATCCTTCAAAGGGAGTTTAGCAATCTTAGCTTTGCGGGGTGATAGTAAAGCTGCACATTCTTTAGCAGCAGCCTGTCCGGGTTCGTCGTTGTCAAACATGAAGACAACCTTGTCAAACTTTTCTAACCACTCAATAGCTTTTGTAATTTCTTTCTTAGCTCCTGCGGCACCAGTGTTAACTGACACGACAGGCCATTTGTGTTCAAACGCTTGGGACATCGAGAGAGCATCTAGCTCACCCTCAACAACTGTGACGTTGTTACCACCGTCGCGCCATAACCACTGACCATAGAGACCAGCTTCTTTCAAACTACCTGTAACGAAAAACTCTTTGTTACCTGTTCTAACTTTTTGTGCCACCGTAACACCATCAGGTGTCTTGTGATTTGCAATCTGAACTTTAGCATCGCCGTGGTTGCCCACAGTGTAGTCCCAGAACTGCGTAGTCTTTTCTGTAAGGCATCTTTTAACTAACGGTTCGTGCGTGCCGTGCATTAAACCATTCATAATCGTTTTCTTTGGTGGCATACTGACCTCCTCTTGGGATTGTCCTAAATATTTACAATTAAAGCAGTAAGTGTGGCCGTCGTCATACAAACTATTTGCATCGGATGAACCACACTTCCCACAAGGAGTGTGCATAATGAATTCACTCTCCGGCTGTTCCATCAGGATATATGAGCCTCTAAATCTGAAAAGCCTGCACCCTTAACAGCGTCCGTAAACGCTTCTTGAATGTCGGCTATAGTTAGCTGACGACCACGTTTTGAAATAGTAACGCAGTTGCCACCTTCGTCTGAAGTGTTGTCTAAAATCTGTACTTCTATTCTAAAGCTATCTGAACCAGTCATCTGGAATAATCTCCTCTGCCCATATAAAGTTGTACTTAGTTGCCCACTCACCACACGTCATCTTGGAACCATCTTTTCTTTTCTTGGCTCCCTGAAGTGTACTGTTGGCTCGTTGAAATAAAAATCTAATGTCTAACTCAGGGTGCTGCTCTTTCATGCTACGCATCTTACGCTGTGCGTCCTGTCGAAAATAACCTTTTACTTCAACATATATATCCCCGATTTTTAAGTCAGGGATATAGTTGCGGGTCACAGTGTAGGGTAACTTACAAGGCTCATACTCGTAAGGTATCCCCCGTGCGTTTAAGTTGAGTTGGACACGTTCTTCTAAGGTAGACCTAGAAGTCAGCGCCATCGGCAGCCTCCTCGTTAAAAGGTGCTTCATTAACCTCAGCGCCTGACGGAGATACGTAACCATCTTCTTCATCGAAGACACTCGTAGCTTTGGAACCGTACTCAATGAGATCAATAACCTGTACTGCCTTAAGCCTTAGCGACACACCTACCTTCTTGGTAGACGCCATGACATACGTGATAGGTTCGAAGGCTACCTTTACCCGGGAGCCGTTACCAATCAGCACATCTTTAGGCAGAGGCTTCTTAGACGCATCTACTACTGCTGGCTCTTGATCGTAGTACGTGCCGTCACGCTTCTGTACCTTAGCTTTTAGTTTAAACTTAAATTCAATGTTGCCGGTGTCGTCGCCCGTGTCTCGATCAAATACGACGTTACTGACATCAGCGGTGGTCAGCGTGTTCTTAAGAGCAGGTTTTTCTTTCACTGCCTCAGCGAACTTTGCTTGGACTAATTGTTCTAGTCGCTCACACATCGGAGCAGCCTCGGCGGCAGTCATTTGAAGATTAATACTAAAGTCACCTAAAGGGTTAAACTTTGTATCAGGCTCAAATACTTTAGCCCATTGTGCTGATCCTTCTAATACCATAATGTTGTTAGCCATGTTGTTTCCTTATCAAATATAGTTAATGTAACTTTGGGGTTTGCTATAGGGGAACCTTTGGTTAAGCGAAGAAGTAATCACTTTCCAAAACCTTCCTAATATCTAACGTACCCTTTAGTGGTGGGGGTGGAACCTCTGTTCCAACCGGTAGCGATGTTACTGCGTAATCGTAGAGATCTTGCAGCACATCATTTTCTTCGTACATCTCAACAAATGCTTCGCGTAGCTTGTCATTAAGCAGCGGCATATTTGGTGAGTGTGTGCCATAGCTGTCGTGAACCATAGCAAAATCTGTAACTCCTTCTTTTAAACATTTATCGACGGTGAAAGTTAATGCAGCGGCGTCCAGTGAGTGCGTAAGGTTTGGACTGCTGCCTGAAACACTCTTGCGTTTGTCTATTGAATCGTCAACTGGTTGCGAGTAGTTGAGCTTAACAATAGATCCGCTTAGGTGTGTCTTGATTCGTTTCTTTGTTGTGTTGCTGTATGCCTGCCTTACTAGCAGACCTGTCGGCGTTACCCATTCAAACGGCTTGTCCACCGCACAGTATAGTTTAGCAATGCTCTTGATGTAGTCCATTACTGTATGTGCTGAGATAATAACTTCGTTGATGGCTTGCCATACAAACCCAGCTAGATAATTAGCAGGCTGAAAGAAGTCGTCGTTCCACGGGTTACTACCTTTGCATTTTTCTGCAAGAGCTTCGAGGATGTAATCCCGGCAGCTATGTCGTGTACCTGAGTAAGGGACAATCATAACAGGTCGCTTACATATCTTACGACAAACACCGACGAGTAAGATCTGATTGCCTAGCTCTGTGTTAGCCTCCATCAGAAGCTCTGTCGTCCTGTTTGCGACGTCCTTGTATATATCTTGAGGGAACGGACTAGGTAGTAGGTTCACTGCCTTGCCTCCGGCCTCGTCTCTGAGCATAGCTGAGAGGTGTTGTAAGCCGTTGCACGATCCATCGCTGGCACAGGGTAGGCGTGTCTCGAAGTGCTCTCCAAACTGCCTAGCGTTGCTGTACAGCGCCCACTCGTAACACCATGCTAATGCCTGCCAAGGTTTGTCTGCTTCTTGCCACCACTTATTACTGATGGGGTCGTTGTAAACATCTACAGCATTCTGCACGTTCATGTATGCCCATATCTCACGGTCTTCCAAGCTGACCTTATCGACACCGAATACGTTAGCGCCGTGGATAGCAAGCCACTTTGCTTCTTCGTCGTTTGTGATAGTAGCCGGGTTAGCAAACTCTAGCAGAGCTTTACTATAGTCAGCATTCTGTGGCGACAGGAACGACTCTACCGGGTACTTACGACCACGGAAGTCTAACTGCCAGACATACCACATCTTTTCCATCTCAGAATACTCCTCGGCAAGCTGAATAGTTCTCTCAACTTGTATTCGCCGGGACATACTCTTGTTATTGAACGTGTGAATCTTGTTACGTTGTGATTTGAACAGTTTGAACTGAAGTTTTTCTTCCTCATTAAGATACTTTGGCTCTTTACTGAACGGATACTTAGGTAAGGGTACGTTATCTCTTGGTGGTAACCCTTCCCACTCGTAACCACTGTCCCAACACGCCCTTAGTGTCTCCACTACGAACATATTAACACGCCACGGTGTACGTTGTAGTGCGTTCACGCACCTGTATTCAAGTGCTAGGTCTTTAGATTGTAAAGCTTCTACGTAGTCTTTAGCGGCTTGTCTCATGCGTGTATCCTCACAAAGGGTAATTTGTTAATGTGTTGCGAGTGATAGCCACCGCCCCAGAAGTCTTCCC